CAACCGCAGGGAAGTCCACGAGGAACCCACCCCGGCCAGCGTCCAGGCATTCCCCCACGGCATCCTTCGACAGCTGCTCCAGGCTCGTGCCATCGCCGCTGGCGTTCTCCTTGAGGTACTCGACCCCGGCGGGAAGCTCCAGCTCTGCTGTCTTGCGGAACACCGCACCCAGCAGGCCGGTACGCGTGCGCCCAGTGATGTTCAGGAACATCGCCCGCTTCTTGTACTGCTTGTACCGCGCCTGGTTCTCGGGAGACTTGTTCTCCGGGTCAGGCATCGGCAGGTAGATATCGTGCTTGCGAACCTCGCGGGCGCCCGCCACGCAGCGCTTGACCAGCTGCCAGCCGGGCAAGGCCTCCGAGTACTCTGCCCGGGGGAGGAAGTTAGGCATGGATGGCCTCAGAAAGTGAACGAGATTGGAACGTGCTTGACCACGGAGCGCTTGGTTTTGGCCACAGCGAAGTAGCGGAAGGCGTCGGCCGGGTGGGAAGACCAGTCGTGCAGGGGCTTGTCCTTCCAGCACCCGCGCTTGTCGTCCCATTCCTTGCGGTAGCTTTCAAGGGCAGTGATGCCCTCCTCGCACTTGGATTCGTCGAAAGCGCAGTTCGGGAGGATTTCCCGCGCCTGCTCAATGCCCTCATCCACTCCAAGCTTCGGCACAACCTGGAAGGTCATCCGATACACCTGGCCGTCGATCTCGTAGCCCTCTCGCGCGAGTTCTCGCCGAGTCTTGCCGTCGCTACCAAATTCCCGGTTGTCGATGTCGTGGGGCCCCCAGTGCTCGCCGTACTCGTAGCCGCGATCCTTCAGCACCTTCATGTAGTGCCGCAGGCCTTCACCGCTGTTCTGGTAGAAGTCGACAACGTGGTACTCCTCGCCGACGATCCGGACGAACCAGATGGCCGTGGAGTCGCCCACACCGATGTCCCAGAAGGTATGCACCGGCAGGTGGCTGTTGTCGGGCAACTTGCCAATGCGCTGGGCGGCGTAGAGCTTGGTGAACTGCTTGGCGTAGTACGCGCCCTCGATCGTCTGCTGGAATGCCTCGGCAGGGATCGACGGATATTCCCGCTTCATGTCGTCGCCGAGGGTCTTTTCCTTGGCGGTGTACCAGGCGCGCTGGCCTGGACTGGTGACGATGCCGTGCTTGGCGCTCAGCTCGTCGAAATACTTGGTCAAGCGGTCTGGGATCGTGACGTCGGTCGGATCCAGCGAGTAGAGAGGGTTCCGCCACCAGCTGAAGAAGAAGAACTTCCAGTCCAGCAGGCCCAGGGGCACGCCGGCCAGTTGCTGCTTCTCGGCGGACTGGCTGTAGTCAAAGAAATACCCAGCCCGGCCCTCAGCCGTCGACTCGATAGTGACGAAGCACTCAGCGGCCACGGCCTCGAACGCACCCGTGACGATCTCCCGCGCCTTATGCGGGAACTTGGCGCATATCTTCCCGAACTCGGAAACGTGCAGGTACCGCAGCGTGCCGCCCCGGAATGAAGTGGATACGTACAGCGATCCGCCCTTGCTGAACACCAGCTCGCCCGCGGCATCATTGCTCGCCGGGTTGGCCGCCTTGATCTCCTTTGGCAGGTGATCGTAGGCGTACTTCACCTTCTCCCGAAACAGACGCTTGGCATCGTTCAGGGTGTGGGCGATCAGGGCGCACTTGGCGGCCTCGAACAGCGCGGCATCCAGCTGGACGATGCACACCAGGGTGGTGAAACCCAACTGCCTGGCCTTAAGGATGATGTTGCGGGTGTGCATCCCCTGGAAATAATCGACCTGCTCCTGCGTCATGCGGAAGCGGACCTTCTTGCCCTGCTTGTCCGTGATGAAATACAGGTTGTTCAGCCGCCAGAACCGATCCCGGAGCAGTTTCATGTGCTCGGGCTTCATGGTCAGGCATCCTTCGATAGTTCATCCATCAGCTGCGACAGCTCGTCGGCGTCTTTCGACTGCTCCTTGTCGTCCAGGCCGAATGCGGTGCGCTCGAGCACCTGCAGGTTCTTCATGGCCGAAGACAGCTGGAAAAGGGTCTTGGCGTTGCTGGGCAAGGCCACGGCAGCGAGCATCGAGCCTCGACGGAAACCGCTCTCATCGTCGGCGGTCTCGCGCTCGATCTCGTCCTCGATGTCCTCACGACGCTTGATGGTGGTGAGCAAGTCATCCATCAGCAGGTTCGCAAGGTTCGTGGCCTTGCGAATGTCGCGGCGGTGGCTGCGAACAACCGTCGCGCCCTCCTCTGCCGCCTCTTCGATGATCTCGGCGTCCCGCTCAGGGTTTGCACATTGATCTTCGCGAACCTCTCCGCGAACCAGCTTATTGCGAACCTCTTTTCGGACTTGCTCGGAAAGATCCCGCTCCCACCCCAAGACCTTGGCCTTCTTCCGGATCGCGGTGTCGCTCACCCCGTTACGGTCAGCGATGGTGCGGATGGAAAGCGCCCCGGCCCGGAAGGCACGTTCGATTGCCTCCCAATCGGGTTGCTTGGTGCTCATGGTGAATCCTTATTGGTCGCTGTCGACTCGAACTGTCTGCCCCCTGCCGCCAGTGTTGGTATCGCGCCTTGCCGCCATCTCGACGGCCTTCACGGCTGATGCGCCCATATCCATCGCAGCGAATGCGTATGACGTGCCGCTGCCAATGGCGTACGGACGATCAAGCAAGACCGGCAACTTCCACAGGCCGGTGGCGTTTAACTGCGGCTGGCGAGCAATCATCCAGGCAATCAGGGCGGCTCACAGGCCGGGATCATTGTCCGGCATATGGGCCATCTCGATTCCTCTCATTGCGGGAAGTGGATGTGAAAAAGCCCGCTTCATCATCGGGCTCAATGAATCAGACTAGAAGTTGGTAGGTGCCCAGGTACCAGGCGTGCCTGCCGCGGTACAAGTCTGTTCACGCACAGAACCTGCTACCCCAGTAGGGGCGACGTTCCTAATGCGGTCTCCACGCTTGTAGGTGCCAACTGACGGAGCAACACCGGGTCCCCAGAACTCAGCAGGCTCCCAGCTGTTTTCACTGGACAGGTTGCGCGAAGTGCCTGCCGAGACATACGGGGTGGTTACGCCAGCTCCCACAATGTTGCCGTGAATCCGGTTTAATACACCTGCTGCGTAGAAGCCTCGGCTATTGCCCGAAACCTCCGAAACAGTATTCTCCTCCATCACAATTTCTTGTGCTGATGCGGTGTTGGCAAAAATGCCGTAGTTCACAGTGTTTTTAGTTACGCAACGGGCAACCCGCACTTTGCCGGTACAGTAGGAGAGGTTGATACCCTCACCGCCACAAGCCTCGACGTTTGCGGTGATGTTGACGTCGGTGCAACCCGTAACGTGTACTCCAATACGGCCGCAGTTCTTGATTCGCGCCTTGGCGATGGTCAAGTCCTGAATGCTGGTGCACGAAATGCCGTATTCATCGCTCTTATCTGAGTAGACGGCCTCTACTGTACAAACCTCGATGTTACGAAGACGCACAACACCGGTGAGGTTTACACCGGCGTTTGCCTGGTTATCTTGACCTTTCGAGTTAGTACAGTGCACGGATTCGATAGTAGCCATGGGGACTGACTCAGCCGGAGTAGAACCAGTCACTTCGATCACTGGAATATTGCAATCAATAGTCCGGATCTGCCCAATCGACACGGTACAACGAACTGGACCAGTGGACGATGGAGAAATGTTGATACCGCCTACGCAGTTTTCGAAACGACCCTTGAGCGCCGTGAATTCCTTCAGCGAGGACTTGCCACGCAATGGGATGCTGTAGCAATCGATTGCACGGACATCTTCAACGAAGAGGTTCTCTCCATTACCGTAAACATCGATGCAGCCGATACCATTTAGTGCAGTTGTCCAGCTACCATCGTAACCAGGCCCACCGCGCCCCATGCGCCGCAAGTTAGTCCGACCGGTCAAGGTAATGGAACACTGGCCGGATGTCAGTGGATCCCGCCCGACGTAGGTGCCAAGTATCGCAGTTACCGAATACTTCCCTGTACTGATTGGCTTTTCGAAGTCGGCCCAGAAATTATGGCAACTCAGTTGAACATAGTCGGCACACAAAATGTAGTTCGGCGAATAACCAAGTGCAGTTTGCGTGTTTGGATCATCGCGGCCGGTACCGTGGCGTGTGGCGTGGAAGAAGCAATCAACGACTGAAACCAAGGTGTTGAACTGGCGAGCCAAGTCAGTACCTCTTAGGCAGAGGTAGCCGGAGGTACCGTTACGGAAAGTGCCGCCCGAAATTTTCAGCTTAGTATCATTTTGAGGATCCAAGGACTTAGGCATGCACTTTACAAAGAAACCTGTAGGCTCCTTCTTGATCATGGAGGCTTCGTTGCCATCGTAGGTCCATTGCCCCAAGAACTCGACATTCAGGCCTGGGGCACCAAATTCAAACACGGCAGCGCCGTTCGACCAATAGGATGTACCCTCGCCATCGAAGTTGGCCAATCGCTGGATGACCGTGCCTACTTGGAAGCGAATGCGGCAGTTGGCGAGGATCTGCACAGAGCTGATTATGTACGTCTGGTTGCCAGTGAACTCAATTTCACCGCCGACACGTACAGCCTCGGCTACGGCTGGGGTCCAGTTCCAGGTATTCGGGTCAGCGATGTTCGGCTTTGATGTGACGAGATGGGCATAGTCCCAGATGTTGATCGCGTTAGTCATGGAGTGTCCTCATGGTAGCCAAGCCGATATTCAGCCTAGCCTGACGAATTAGATGTAATATGGGAGCGGCAAATCATCAGAATTGATAATAAGCGCTGATGGATATCGGCTTACAGGAAGCAGATAAGTCTGCGTACCGCTATGTTCCTCAGGCGTTTCAGAGTGACACCCCATCCACCATGGGTGATGTCGCAGATGAGTGGTTGCGGACGCGCTAACCGCCTCAGCGATGCCGCCCGGTTGTGTGGCGCCCTACCCCGGCTGGAACACATGGCAGCGGCGAGCAAGGGCGTACAGCACAATGCCGAACTTCATCACCACGCCGTAGACAGTGGGCACATGGCCGTTCATGGCCAGGACAAACGCGCCGAACGCCCCAATGGCCACCAGGTAGAACGCAACGGCCAGCAGCGGATGATCCATGGGGCGGATGCGCCGCAGGTAATCGCACGCCGCGATCACCACCAGCACGCTCAGGAAGGCATTGGCGCCGATCAGAACTGAAATCAGGGTCGAGCTCATCAGGTAGCTCCCTTAGCTCCGAACTGACCCACGAGCGACTTAAGCACCGGGATGATGTTCATTGCCAGAAGGCCTATCAGAAAGGCCACGCCGTATTGGGTTTCTCCGCCGGCTTCAAGCTTGAAGAAACTGATTGCCAACGGTGTGCAGAAAACTGCCGAGGTGAAGCCGGTGAAGAAGGCTGCGACCGCCTGGCCCCGGGTGAGGCCGCGCAAGAAGGTCAGCGAAAGGATCGCTCCCGCAAAGCCGCCAATGATCACGCCGTACTTCACCAGCAGGACGCCGGCAGTCGTGCTTGCTGGTTCGGCCATATGGTATCCCTGAACCTATAAATACATCATAAATGTGTTGTTATACACCACTTATGGTGTATACTGAGCCCATCAACCACACAACGGAGGGCAGATGAAATGTAACGAGTTCAAGCGGTGGCTGTTGGCAAGAGGGGTAGAGGTTTCGAAGACGGCAAAGGGAAGTCACTTCAAACTCTACTTCAACGGCAAACAGACAACCCTTCCCAACCACGGGGCCAAGGAGATGGCCGAAGGGACTAGGAAGGCAATCATCAAACAACTGGGCCTCAAGGATTGAGGCTCCACCCTTTGAGCTCGAAATCATCTGCCCTGAGGTAATGCCATGTTCGACTATGCAATCAACGTCAACGAAGAGGCCGGGTCTTTCTGGTCATCGTGTGACGACATCCCAGAGGCGCACAGCGCGGGCGATACGCTCGAAGAGCTGTTGCGCCATGCTGCTGAGGGGCTGGAGGTCGCTCTGTCGATCTATGTCGATCAGCTGCGACCGATCCCGCTTGCATCGCCAGCAAAAGAGGGCCAGCGCGTTATTCGGCTGTCCGCCCTGGTGAACGCGAAGATCGCTCTGTGGAACGCCATGCGGGAAAAGGGCATGCGGAAGGCAGATCTGTGCCGGACGCTGGGCGCCGCGCAAACCAAAGTTGATCGCCTTCTCGACTTCGAACACAGCTCGAAGATCGAGCAGGTTGAGATCGCCCTGGCCGCTCTTGGCAAACGCCTGGTGGTGTCTGTCGAGCCGGTGTGAATATGCGTGGGTCTTTCCCCACCTGTCCGCCGAAGACCCTTCCAGCGCTGGCACCCTGATGCACCAGTCTCGCCGGTCAAGTCTCGCGCCATCCATCAGCACAGTGAGGGAATGGATGCGCGGGCTGCCGGTGTTTTTCCGTATCACCACACTACCGGCTAGCAGTGTCCAGGCTGTCCCATGAGGGCCTGCCCTGGCTGCAGTTGCGTTTCTTGCTGGAACAAAAATCCCGGCGCTTGGCCGGGACTCTTGAGGCCCTCTTCAGGCAATAAAAAACCCGGCACGGTGGCCGGGTTTGCGGAGGCCGTTGGCCTCAAATGGAGCGGGGAACTGCACCAGCAGCGATGCAGCTACACCAGATGGCGGATACCACGATTGCAACAGGCTTGAAAAACAGCATGGTGAAGCTTGGGATCTCGGTCATCTTACTACCCTCATCCGCGAGCGAAATAACTGTCGCGGTCAGCACTTCTGGTGTTGTGGAAAGCACGGCCATGAAGACCGCCATAACAAACAGCAATGCCATCTGGGTAGCTGTGAGAGCTGCCGGAATCGAACCGTTTGCCCCCCGAAGCCTTTCGCCACTCCTCAACACGCGCAGGAATGACAGGATGCAGGAATTTTGTTGCACCGTTGCACGGATGTCAAGCGGCATCTGCCAGCAAAACGCCTTCTTCCTGAAGTATCTTGCCAGAAGCGACCAGCGCCTCTGCCACCATCTCGTCCAGCACCTTCTCGATGGCCTTCTTCCAGCGCCAGTACGTGGTCCGGTTCAGGCCCTGGCCATCCCATGTGTTGATGTCGTAGAACTCGGCAGGGAGCACGATCATGTCGGTGGAGCGCTTCACGTATTGCTCACGGCGCGCCTGACCGGCGTCCTCCGGCATCTCGCCGCCAGCCAGGTGTTGGACCACGCCAGCGTGCAGCGAATCGAACTCTGCGCGCTCGCGGGCAGCCCGGCTGGCCACCTCATGCCCCGACTGCGCCTGCACGCTCTTCACCGGCGGGATGGCCCAGGCGGTGACTGCCTTGTACCGGAACAGGTTTGGCGCCTGAGTCGCGATCAGCGGCACCAGCTTGCCGATCGCATCCACCTTCTTGGCCTTGTGGGTCGAGAACCTGGCCGTGAGTGCATTCCAGTGCCGCGGGATCAGCTTGCTGTGCAGGCGGGCGTGCACCCAGCAGTCCACCAGCATCGCCGCATCCTTCCCGGTGATCTCCCCCTTCAGCTTCGAGGCCTGGACCTTCGGCTCGAAGTCGCCGCCGCCCACCCCGCTCATGGTTTCTGCCGCGAGGGCACGCACTACTGCCGCCAAAACGCTCTGATACTTCATTGCTTGCCCCCTGCCCGCTTGGCCTTTCTCAAAATGAATTCTTCGTAGCTGCGCTTGCGGCGCACTGCGCCCGCCCAGGACAACGCCACACCACCCACCACCATGAGGGTGGCCAAAATCAGGTATCCCCATGCAGGTGTCATGCTGCAGCCCTCCTTAGGTCTTTGAGCTTCTGCCTGTACAGGGCCTTGATGGCCTGCAGGTCTTCGATGGTCAGGCGCTGGGGCTTATGAGGCCCTTCGAGCCAATCCACCTGGTCGGCGCCGATGCGCTTCACCAGACGGATGCGGTACTCGATCGCGTTACCCGACAGGTTCCGGTTGCACTTCACGCACTGGCGGTGGACGTTGAGCGGCTCGAACCGCAGCTCTGGGCAGGCGCCCACCGACCGGTAATGTCCGGCGTCCCAGCGGCTGCCGGTGATGAGGTCGTGGTCGCTCGGCTTTGAGTCGCAGCTGATGCACGGCAGGCCGGCGTCTCGCTCGCGGATGTAGGCATTGAAAGCGGTCTGGGCCTCGGCCATGTGCTCGCGGCGGGTCTTCAGCTTCTCCCGGCGGTCCTTGAGGTCTTCCCGGGCCTGCTTGGTGATGGCTTTGGCCGCGATCTTCTGCAGCTTCGGGTCTTTGGCAATGGCCTTGGCACAGGCGATGCTGCACACCTTCTGCGTGATCATGGCCGGCTTGAAGCGCTGGCTGCAACCTGGTGCCTTGCACTTCTTCGGCTTGATCTCGGCTACGCGCATGGCTCGGCCTCCTTAGCTTTCTCCTGCTCTGGGGCAGAGTCGCCGCGCAGGAGCATGAGGTGCCGGGGCTCATGAATCCCGAAATCGAAGTACACAGCCTCGCCGTCGATCACGGCCGCTAGGCCGTCCCCACTGATCGTCCAGCACGGGACGTCGTCCTGCCGATACATGCGACCATTTGGTGCCAAGTAGATATCGCCTGGCACGACGTACTCGCGCAGCTCACCGTGCTTTCCGATGTTCTGGGTCAGCGAGTTGGCCCCCACGATGACCACAAGGTCGCCCGGTTTGAATTGATGGCTCATGCCGCCTCCTCCCCAAGCAGGTCAGCGAAGTGCACGCCCCGCGGCGCGAACTCCTCGACGATCCGGTCGGTGTACTGGCAACCCTGCGCGCGGTCGAATAGGCGAGTGACAGGGAAGCCATCCGGCCCGAACATGGCGCATGGCCCCATCAGGCGCAGCTTCACGTCATAGTCCAGGTGGATGAACGACTCCGCCCAGCCGGTGCGGAACTCAGCGCAGCCGGCGCGCATGATCGGCACGCCCAGGTGCAGCTTGCAGTACCGGCGCACGTCCTCGATGTCACCCATCTCGGTGCACTTGGCGATGCGCTCGTACATCGCGAACCACAGGGCGTTCTGGTCCAGGGTGCGATCCTTGCCAGGGCGCATGCTGACCACGACGAACTTCTTGTCGCGGAACATCCGGGTGATCATGGTGATCGCCTCCGACAGCTTGGCCTGGCTGTTGACGCTGATCTTCTCAGTCATGGCTTGCCTCCTTGGCCATGGCCGCGTCTAGAGCGGAGCGCGCTTTGTCTCGCGCCCTCCATAAATTTCTCCACCCCGGCTCGTCGTGCTTTCCGCCTAGATCGCTGACAGCCGCCACCAAAGCTCCAAGCTCGGTCCTGAGCTGCTCGATCTGCTCTACCAAGCCCTTTTCGAGACAGCCTTTGGCTTCCTGCGCAAGGTGGCTTGCCACAGCGGCAGCGATGCCGCCCACGACCTGCTGGATTGGCCACCGACTCAGCCGTTCGACCTCCGGCACTACGACCTCGTGATAGGCCTCCCAGCCACGCCAAGCAATGTTCAGCACTGTGTAGGCATAGGTATGCTCATACCGGCACGCCTTGATCACCTCGACAGGCATGACGAACTGGCCGCTCGCCCAATCCTCGAACTGCTCGCGCATCTTGTTGGTGTCCATCAGTGCTTCTCCTTGCGGCAGTCGTTGCAACCTGGTCGGCAGATCCACTCAAGCTGCGGATCACCTTCGTGGCGCTCAATCCGCTCCACCGTGTCACCGCGGCGCACGCACTTGGCTACGAACTTGGCGGTGTCCTTTTCCTGGCCCTTGTCATCCCAGCAGCAGGCCGAAACCTTTCCGCAGGCCCGACGGGCGATGTACTGGTGACCCAGAAATTTTCGTTGTTCGGTCATACGCCCTCCCCGGCCGGCTGCCCGGCGCGCTTGATGTTCAACTTGGCCAGCAGGTGCGCACGGCACGCGGAAGCACCACTGGGAATTTGCTGGACTTCGAGCAACCGGGCCTGGCGTTGGCTTGCATACTCGTCGGCCAGCTCCAGTTGGCTCTTCTGGCTGTCGTGACCGATGCCCGTGGCGATCTTGCCGTCCAGTGGCTGGCCTTCCTTGGCGCGGCGCAGCACGATTTCGTAGGCACGGTCGAAGCGCGCCTGCAGTCCCTTGTCGTTCTGCTGAGCTGATCTCAGGTCGAACAGGCCGGTGGCCACGGCGGCGATCTTCACGCCCTCATGGCTGTAGACGCCCATCAGCGCCTCGACCCAGGCAGCAGCCGGAGCCGGCATGCCAAAGTCCTCAGGCGTCGGCTGGCACATGGCGATGAACTCGCCCACGCTCGGCGCAAAGGGCTTCTTGAGCTTGCGGCACTTCTCGATGCCGAACTCGATCTGCTCGACCGTGCGGATGCCCTCGGCGGCGAACTCCTTGATCCACTCCTCCTTGGCAGCGGCCAGGGCCTCGGTGGATGGCCACGCCTGGCGCCAGGCCGGGAAGATCCCGCGCAGCCGACGGAAAAGGTCGTTCACCACCTCGGCAGTCTCCAGGGAGACCACCACCGGCCCACCGTGAAGCTCCGGCGGACGGTTCTGCATGGCAGCCATCAGTTGGTTTGCTGATTTCATGTGCGCACCATCAGCCCTTCGGCCCAGGATGAGTCGTTGAAGTCGGGTTCGTTGCTTTGGCGACGGGTTGCGGGCTGGCTGCCGCCTGCTGCCTGAGGTAACTCGTCCTCCCAGCGCTTGCCGTTAAGCCAGGTGGATGCGTGCGGGATGTACTGGCCGCCGTCCTTGGTCCAGTCGGTCGACACGGTCCAGGCGGCCAGGGCCTTGGCCATGAGGTCGAACAGGTCAGCGGTGACCTTGATCTTCGCCCAGGCCTTCTCAGCGGCCGACTTGCCGACCTTTCGTGGGTACAACACCCAGAACCGATCAAAATCGACCAGGCCTGGAGCGTCAGCGACCTTAGGCTTTACCGGTTCCTTGACTGGTTCAGAAGAGTGACTGGTTCTGGGGGCAGCTCCTGCCCCACCCCCTGGGTTATCTCCTGCCCCAGGTGGGTTATATCCTGCCCCACCCCCTAGGGCAGGAGCTGCCCCACCCTCCAGCGCCAGGTGATAGACGTTCGACTGGTTCAGCTCTCCCTTGCGGCGGAATTCACGACGCAGGAGCCCGGACTTCTCCAGCTCTCGGATGTGAACCTTGACGGTAGAGCGGCCGATTTCGCACTGATCTGCGATGTGCTGGTACGACGGCCAGCACTCGCCCATGTCGTTGGCGTTGTCGGCCAACTTGATGAGCACCAGCTTGCGCAGCGGATTGCCGACCTTAGTCTTCATGGCCTTGACCATCAGCTCCATGCTCACTGGGCACGCTCCTCGGACATGCCGTTGTAGCGCTCATAGCCGTCGCCGTACTCGTAGCAGTAGGTAGCCGGCCACGCGCCGCGAGTACCTTCTGGCACGAAGTGATAAAAACTGGCGTAGGTGCCTCGTCCGGGGACCGTCTTGACCCATACGTGCTCCGGGCCGCCCAGGCACCAGCGCGGGCGCTCCTTGACGGCCTCGGTCATGTACAGCTCCAGATCGTGATGGCCACGGCTCATGACGATGTAGGTGTCTTCGCCTACCGATTCGATATCCAGCGGGTAGCTCTTCATGCTGCACCCCGCACGGCCTTGTCGTGGGTGTGCAGGCCGTCCCAGTTCAGGTATCTGGCTCGCAGGGCTCTGGCTACTCGGGGGTCATCTTGCAGGTCTGCATAGGCACAAGCGTGCTCATGCTTGCGTGCTCGCCAGTCTTCATGGGCCTCGAACGGGCAGTCAAACAGGCCTATGTGCTCATTACGCTTTGTGAACGGGTTACGACACTGCGCATCAATCCGCCCCTGCTTGTGTCGTGAGGCGCCGATTGGCAGGCCTCCGCTCTTGGAATGGCCCTCCGTCAGGAAGTTGTTCAGCTCTGGAGTGATGAACACGCACGTTTCCGCTGAATAGACTTTGTTACCGGGGATCAGAAGATCCTTGTCCAGATGCTTTCCGGTGTAGTCCTGGCTGAACATCCAATCGCGGAAGGAAGAAAGCGAAAGCCACCGAGGTGATACGGAGCAGCCCTGATAGCTGGGGTAGCGCTTCTGGAATTTTTCGCTGTAGCAGCGATAGAGCATGTCTGCCCAGGCGGAATAGGCCGGGCATTTCCAGGTGATTCTTGTCTTCCCGTTCACGCGGACAGCAGAAGCAATCGGGGTTTCGGAATCGTTTAGGCCGACTCCGCAGACAAGCCGAGGCCTGTTCTTTTCCCGCGCCACAGAATCGTGGTTCGCATTTTGTGGCGCGGGCCTTTGCAGGGCCTGTACACTTTGGGTCTGCATATGCATAATTCTCTTCAGAGTTTTGTTTTGCAGATAGCCGGGCCTTCACCCCCGGCTTTTTTGTGCCCATAATTCGGGCTTATCAGGGCCTGCTCAGGCCTTTCGATGAAACGGGGTCACGACACCTCGCGGATTGCGAGGCTTTGTTCGGTTGGCCAGTTCTCGACGGATCAGCTCAGCTGCCAGCGCCTCAGGGCTTACACCCCTTCTCTTCGCCTCTTTCTCCAGCTGCTCCATCTGCCCCTGGTCCAATCCGACTTCTTCAATCGGCATGGGGCCTCCTACGGGCCTTCAGGCCACGTGCTGATCGCCGGTATTCTCCGAAGCCAGGGCAGCCAGCTGAGCTTCCAAAAGCTCGCGGCAGAGAACAGCGCGCTGCGTGCGGTGGAACTTTGCGAGCGCCTGGATCAGTTCAAAGGTGTCCTCATCGACCCGGACCTTGATCTCGCGGTCATGCAGGTGCTTGGGGTTGGCGTACATGCGGGGATTGCTCCTTGCTGTTGGAAGTTGTTAGGCGGCGGCTCTAGCCGGGGGAAACGCGTCGTCCAGTGCGCACATAGCGCCAAGCTTGTTCAGCGCTTCTACGATCTGGCGCGCCTCTTGGAGGCCTGGGTTCCTCAGGCCGGATTCGTAGTTGGCCAGCCTGGACTGGTTCCAGCCGAGCTGACGTCGCAGCGCTGCCTGGGTAATGCCAGCCCTTTCGCGAATCGTTCGGACTTGGTTCATACGGTTTTCCTCCATTAATGACCGAAGGATAAAACACGTATCGTGTTAATTGCAATCACAATAAGTGAAAGCCGGGTATTTCGTTTCGTGATGAAATCCCGCGCATGAATGAATCACTGAGTCAGCGCATTAAGCGCTTGAGAAAAGCGACCGGGATGTCACAGGCGCAGCTCGCAGATGCCTGCGGCTGGAAATCGCAGTCGCGCGTTGGTAACTATGAAGCTGGCACGCGAGAGCCCACGCTGGCCGACATCGCCTCCATTGCTTCCGCCCTCGGCGTGGATCAGTCCGAGCTGCTGCTGAATTCTCCGCCACCAGAGATCCCAAGCACTCAGCCGCGAAGTACTGCCGACCTGGTCAAGCAGATGCTCGCCAAGAGTGGCAAAGGTATCCCTGAGGAGGCTCGCAAGAGGCTGCTCGCAGCTGCCGAAGAGCCGGCGCCTCCAAATGTCATTGCTGCCGAATTCCAGCGCCCAGGCCTCATCGGCGATGAGGTGTGGATTGCCCACTACGATGTCCGGGCTGCAATGGGTGGCGGCGAAATCGCCCATGATTTCCCCGAGATGCTCAAGGATGTGCGGGTCAGCCCAAGCCACCTTCGCGAATTGGGCGTTGAGTTCGAAGAGCACTACCACCTGAAGATGGTCACAGGCTGGGGGCAGTCGATGGAGCCCACCATCAAGCACCGCGACCCACTGATCGTGAACATCAACATCCGCGAATTTGTGGGTGATGGGATCTATCTATTCCACTGGGATGACCACATCTACATCAAGCGCCTGCAGGTGGCTGATGAGGATCATTTCGAGATGATTTCGGACAATACCAGACACAAGGATCGGTTGATCCGACGGGATATGACCTACATCCAAGCTCGGGTGCTGCTGGTATGGAACGCGCATCTCGTGTGAGGGTGAATCATCTAGTGACAGGACGGCCGACCATACAACTGCAATTTTTGATGTTGAGGAATTATCGTGTCTACATCAGCAATCGGATCCAATACGATTAGCTTTACCGATGCAGTTCGTTTTTTTCGAATAGTGACCAATTCGGGCCCATGTCCAATGTGCTCTGCCGTTGCTTGGACCATCCCGGTTAATCAGATGAACGGCCCCGTATCCCTGGTCCCCTCGGGGAACAACGATGACAGCGGATCGCCCGTGATGGAGCTCAAGCTATCGTGCGATGTTTGTGGCTATTTCAGAAGCCATAACGCCACCATCATTCGAAAGTGGATTTCTGAGAATCCTGCGGACGACGAGCCTACCAATGGTTGATTTCGCCCCAATATTCAACGACAAGCACCTTCCACATTTCAAGAAAAGTGACAGTTCGCCATTAAAACCCGATACTCAACCTATGAACGACATCACTCGCGAAGAATTGAGATCAACCCTATCCGAAATTGAAAATCGGATGGATAGGCGGTTTGAGCGCCTAGAGCAAGCCGAGGAGCGCAGGTCGGAGGCTTGGCGGCGGGAGCAAGAGGCATATCGCCATGAGCAGAAAATGCGAGACCAGCTCTATTCGGAGAGATTTGAAGCCACCAGCAAGCGACTTGAAGACCGTGACAAGGTCATCGACTCAAAGCTGGATGCCGTCGCGGAATCTGTGAGGCGCATGAGCGATAAGGTTGACGGCTTTTCTGAAGAGCTCTCCTCAAAAGTCGATGAGGTCCGCAACTCGAATCGCAATACCGTTCTGGCGATCCTGGGCATCGTAGTGTCGGTCGGAATTGCGACCGTGATAGGGCTATGGGGCGCCAATTCAACGATCGTGGGAAGTGCCTCATCCATATTTTCTGCAGGACAACAGCAGACAGCCGACCAACAAGCCTTCAAAAAATTGCTAGAGGAAACCAAAGCTCAGTCAGCTGAAACTCAGCAGCTGCTCGAGAGGTTACGACCCAGTCAGCCCGCCGCACCTGAAAAGTCCACGCCGCAATAGCAATATGAAAAGCCCGCCTCGGCGGGCTTTTTGATGCCCGTCAGAATGGCGCCTCTTCCTCCATTCTCTCCTCCTCCCAATCCTTCTCTATGACTAGGTCGTCGCGATCTTCGGCGCTCTGTAGCTCCCATCGCACCGTCACGCTCTCATCGTCATTGAAGGTCAAATCAAGCTCTGGGGTCTCCGAAAGCAGCCCCATCACCTCTTCCCACTCCATGTCGCCATCCGTGTCCAGGCGATGGATCGTCACCCAGCGCTGTGTCTGCGCCAGGGGGTGATTAATCATCGACGATACGCGGAGCCCTAGACGCTCAACTCCGGTCATTTCCTGGCGCTCTTTGGCCGCCGTTTTTTTCTGCTTGGACATAGACCGCTCTCCATTACTGTATATCCATCCAGCACTGTTGGCGAGCATACATCACGCTCTGTGAAACGTGAACCCGCCTTGTGAGGATTTTCCTCATCACACCCGAAGAAAAATAAATCACATATCGTGTTGACATTAAAAACACGATGCGTGATATTTGCCTCAACACGCAGTCACCGAACAGGGACTGCGGAGGCCCTCAAGCCTCACCGCTCTTTCACATTGATGGGAACCTCGCGGATCGATCCCGGCAACGGCACAGCGCGAGCAATAAATTCGATCCCCATGCCAGCTCTGGAACTGGCCAGCTCGAAGCCATGCGGCACGCTCCCTCACTGAAAGCGTCAAGCGGGCCAAGGGTTGCGCTGCAAACGCTCCCTGCCGGGATGCCCTCAGAACGGGCGTCAGCACCTGGCACAGCGCGATCAGTGAGGAAACACCACGAGATTCACTGATGCCGCTTCCACGAGGCGGCATTGGGAATCAGGCATGTAATACTGCTCGTATCGAAAACAGATTGGAGGTCAACGTGGAAGTCTGCGAGTTCATGGAAAGGCTTATCGCTACAGCTGGCGAGTTTGGTCAGTGGAGTATCCAGAGGATTGTTGAAGAGCATCGGGGCGTTGAAGTTGTACCGGGTTTCTGCTGGAACGAGGCTCGCACCTCTGCGGATGACCCAGAACTCAAGGCCGGCTGGCTTTACTTCGCCATGGATCGCGGGAAGTTCTTGTTCGTCAGCTATACGGACCTCCCCAGCAGCAGGCGTTGAGGCTCAGCAGCAAAACACAGCCCGATCAACTCGGGCTTTTTTGTGCCTGCGATTTCACTAGCAGCCATTCCCGCGAGTGGCTGCCGGGAAATCAACCGGAGGAACAAGCAATGGGCTTGGACGTTTCTGCATACAGCAAGCTGGTCGAGGCGCCTGACGCCGAGCGTGACAAGGACGGCGACCTGGTCGACTACGACAACTACCGCGACTTCTACTTCAACAAGGACTTCCCCGGCCGCGCCGAGGGCCTGAAAGAGGGAATGACCTACAAGCTTGGCGAGGAAGGCTCAGGCTTGAGCACTGGCTACGGTCGCTACAGCGCATGGCGCGATGAACTGGCGAAGCTTGCCGGCTACACGCCGGATGCCAGCCCAAGCGATGAGTACGAAAAGCGCTTCCCATACTTCGGAGGTGCCAACAAGGCAGGTGAAGGCCCGTTCTACGAGCAGATCCTGTTCTCGGACTGCGACGGCACCATCGGCCCAGTGGTCAGCGCGAAGCTGGCCAAGGACTACGCCGACTTTGCGGAGAAAGCCGAGGCAGTTGGCGGCTACTTCTGGGAAAAGTACCAAGAGTGGAAAGTTGCCTTCGAGGTTGCGGCTGACGGCGGCGCCGTCGTTTTCCACTGAAACCCCGTCAGCCTGACGTTAACTGCCCGATGCCCTGCTCCCCATCGCAGGCTGCATCGGTGAGCGATCTGGTTGCGCAGGCTGATGCGCAGGTTTGAAAGCAAACAGTTCCCGCGAACGATCGATACCGGCTAAGTAGTTTCATATGCCCGCGCGGTACCGGGTCGTAATAACTGGCATTGAGGGAGGCGCAAGCCGTTTACCTCGGCATGGTTCGCAAGCCGGAGATCAGCACCGGCCAGATCGCTCACCGATGCAGTTTTCATCGATTTAAAGCTCATCACCGTGAGCCTTATGAAGGTTAAGGCTCACCGCAGTAAACATTAATCGACGTACACGCAGGCGAATCCGGGGCCCACCCGGCCAGACCAGATGCATGTGAGGTAGCGCTCACCGCCTGCACCCTTTCCTACTAATCAACTCAAGGAGACGCAAATGCTGACGCATGAGCGCCTGCGCGAGCTATTGGTTTACGACCCTGAAAGCGGGGTCTTTACCTGGCTCCAATCGAAAGGCACCCGAGTTGTTGGAAAGCCTGCCGGTTATATCTGCGGCGAAAAAGGCATCTACATCATGGTCGACAAGAAGGGCTACCGAGCCCATCGCCTCGCATGGTTCTACATGACTGGGGCCTGGCCTGCAGATCAGGTTGATCACATCGACAGAAACCCAAACAACAATGTTTGGGCGAATCTGCGCGAGGCCACTGCGGCGCAGAACAGTCAGAACACCAGTCGCTCCTACCGCAGCGTCAGCGGCGTAAAGGGCGTCATTTGGGACAAACATGAAGGCATGTGGCGAGCCTCAATCACTTGCAACAAGGTGGTTCACATCCTCGGGTATTTCCACAACGTCCAGGTCGCGGCAGAGCAAGTTGCTGCCGCCCGGGAAAGGCTCCACGGCGAGTTCGCTTGCCACCTCTAACCACTTCTAATTTTCGACCGCATTAGGCAGGCGCCAGGCCACCTTTCACGGTGGGTTTGGTCACCCGCGCCTGGCTCCTGGCCAATGCGGTTGCCACACGAGCAAACGAACATGAGCGAACTCGGATATTGCGAGGGCGATACCTGCGGCCGTGACGGCTGTGAGGGCGTCATCGAATCTCACAAGGTGGTTAATTGCAGTTGCCACATATCTCCACCATGCGGCGCTTGCACCGCACCGCGCGGTTACTGCGAAGTCTGCGGCTGGGAGGAGTCGGAAGACCCACCGCCGCCACCCGAGACCTACAAGGGCAAGCCGTGGCAGCCGCCCGAGCCGCAACCGCTTGACCCAAGCAAGGTCGATTGGCGCTTCGTGCCTCACACCCACTTCTCGATGATCAAGGAAGGGGTATACCCGCCGCACATGAGCCGCGAGGAGGTTGAGCAGGAGATTCGCGGCACCTTCGGCGGCCGCTTCGAGCAATTCGGCAATGGCCGCTTCAAGTACATCGCATATACAGACTGACCCACCACCTGGAGGCGACCATGGCCGTCACAGTCGAGGCTGCTGCCGTCTTCCGTGGCGGCGGTCGTCGCTGGTTCACCCTTCGCGCCGCATGCGCAGCTGAGGCACGTGCACTGCTCAAGAAGCACTGCGATTGCGACTACTGCGATCACGAGGGCTATGGCAGAGAACACCTCTACTGCCGACTTCATCACCCCGACCGATACCCGCGAATCATGAAGCGCCTGACTAAAGGCCTCATGCGGCGCTATCGAGCATCCCAACCGTAACTGGAGGCGACCATGGGCGCACTTCGAGCAGCACAGTTTGAGTACGACAACCGCCTTCCAGGCGAGCACCCGGACGATGTGCGGGAGCGCCTGTGGGTCGACGATGGCATCGCTGAGCTGATGGCGCGCCGCGACGTTGTGTTTCAGCGTCGGATGCGCCCGAAGCAGGGTGTCACCTATGAGCGCTTCGCCCAGGCGGTGGATGAGTTCGTGATGGGCCAGCTGGGCCTGAACGGCATCAGTAACTCGGTATTGGGCCGCCTGGTTCTGGCGGCGCGCTCCAAGGTCACCGGCGACGCAAAGGCAGCGGCCGACGAGATCATGAGCGTTGCGAACCCAGAGGCAGCGCTTGAAGAGATCGCCCGCCAGCTGCTAACCCCCTTCGCCAAGGAAGGGGTTCTGGCCCAGGCCGAGGAGGCGCAATGAGAAGCCCGCACGTTCTGATCGACGAAGAACTCGACGCCATGGCACACCCCGGCACGGATCTGAGCTGGAGCGTCATGGTGCAGAAGCTCCTCACCGAAATGCTGGCCGACCAGCGCATCACCATCGAAGAGTTCAACCACTACTGCGGGCGCCTCAACAAGATCGTTGATGGGCGCAAGGAGGTTGCATGACCACGCCAGTTTTCCCGTCGATCATCGACGACCAGGTCGCTGAACTGCCCGAGGCCCAAGCCATGCCTGGTGACCGGGTGCTAATGCTCTTCAAGGGTCCGACGCTGTTTGACGCCAAGAGAGCCGCTGCCGAGGCGTTCATCGAAAATCCTGAGGCTGTCAGCCGCAGTTGGTGGATGTGCGGCGAGTGGACAGTTGGGTATGAGGTGCGCGCATGAGCCAGCGCTACTTCCACAGCAACCTTGACCTGATCAAGTTCAATGGCCATCTGCGTCATTACTTGGGCGGAGGTTTTCGAGGCCCTATGCACAAGGAATGCATTCTCGCTTCCTTGCGCTCAATCGCCAAAAATCCCCAGTGCCATTGGTACGGTGTCTCGAAGCTTCAGCCAGTCCAAAACTTCAAGCGTATCCCCAAGCCAAACCTTCCAGGTTGAAGCCATGACCAGCTACCAGCGTGCACGCCGTATCGCTACCTGGCGTGGCTCCTTCATCGCCCTCACCTTCTTCACCGGCTGGCTCCTCCTGAGCGCACTGGCCGGCACCATCACTTCCTGATTCACGTAGCCGAGCACGGCGGCCCTTCGGGATAACCGTACCCCATGCGGGAGCGTAAGCGGCGAGAGCGCGCAACCATCCACCGCAGCCAGGGCCTGGAGCGTACCTCCGTGCCTGGGTGACCTGGCGATTCCCTATTCCAACTGACGGCGCCGGCCTGGCGCGGAGACGAATCGTGTCCAACGAATCGAAAACCCACTTCAAGAAGGCTTTCAACAGCCCGTACTTGAGCAGCGCCGATGTCGTCGGCCACATGACCTTCACCATTGCTCGCGTAGCGCTGGAGACGGACAAGACCAAAAAGACCAAGGATCAATTCAACACTGCTTACTTTGCCGAGCGCGAGATCCGCCCGGGCGAGAAGCTGAAGCCGATGATCCTGAACGTTACCAACAGCAAGACCCTGAAGGCCCTGACCGGCTCGCCGTTCATTGAGGACTGGCAGGGTGTGAGAGTCACTATTTACGTCGACTCCAATGTGAAGTTCGGTCGCGAGGTGATGGAAGGCCTGCGCATCAGCCCTAAGGCGCCGACAGTGGCGTGGCTTACCCCGGAAAACCAGAAGGCCTGGGGCAATGCCAAGAACGCATTCAAGCGCGATGGCAACCTTGATGCAGTGCTCGCTCGCCTGGCGATGAGTGACGAACACCAGCAACAGCTCATGCAGGAGTGCGCCAATGAATCGGCTGTGGCATGACATCGAGCAGAACACAGAGGTGTGGCAGGCCCTGCGCACCGGAAAGGCCACGGCATCGAACTTCGCCTGCTTCATGGCGAACGACGGAAAGGCTTTCGGCGAGCCTGCGAAGAAGTACGCGCTACAACTCGCCCTGGAGCAGCTGACCGGGCGAAAAGCTGAGTTCGGTTTCAAAAACGCCGATACCGATCGCGGACATGAGCAGGAGCCGGTTGCCAGAATGCTCTACGAGGATGAGCGCTTCGTCGAAGTGACCAATGGCGGCTTTTACGACTGCGGCGAGTTCGGAGATTCGCCTGACGGGTTAATCGGCCAAGACGGGGTTATCGAAATCAAGTCGGTGATCGCTTCTGTCCACTACGACACCCTGCGCCGTGGGTCATTCGACCCTTCATACCGCTGGCAACTGGTCGGTCACCTCGACTGCTCTGGAAGGGATTGGGTGGACTTCGTGAGCTACTGCTCGGACTTTCCTGAAAGCGGGCAGCTCATCGTGTACAGGCAAGACCGGGATGACTTCAAGGAGGAGCTGCCGAGGCTCATTGAGCGTCGGGCACAGTTCCTTGAACTGGTCGCCCAGGTGAAGAAAACCATAGAAGAGGGGCTGGCAGCATGAACCCATCAATCGACCTGGAGGCCGCACAAGCGGCCTTCTTTGCCTCTGGTGGTCAGCTTGTCGTGCTGGAGGGTTTCACCTACCGACCACTACCCGAGCGCAAGCACCCAGACCCCAAGCAGAAGCCGGCCAAGCCTGCCGCCCGCAAGTCCGAAAGACAGCAGGTAACCAAAGCCAGGACCCGCGCAGCGAAGGTCGCCGAGTTGGCCAAGACCATGAGCTGCGGTGAGGTTGCGGAGCTCCTTGGGGAAACCAAAGGCGCGCTCTGGGGCGTGGCTGCCCGGGAGGGCTTCAAGTTCTTCTCCCCGCCCAGGGCGGCCCGGCCAACGAAGTCCGCGGCTGATCAGGAAAAGGAAGATCGAGCGCTCGCCGATCAGATCATCGCTCTCCGTGACGCCGGCGATTCTCGGACCCGGGTAACCGCGAAGCTGGGGATCGGGAATCGCAAGCTCGAGCGAATCCTGGTGGCGTTCAAGATCAACTTCCCGCTTCAGCGGCACCGGGGGTAGCCATGCCAAGAGTCAAGCCGGAAAAGATCCACCCACTGCCCTACTACCAAGGGCGTACCACTCGGGCTGCTGGCCGGTGCCGAGCCTACCAGCCTCACCCCGAAATGTCGGTCGATAGCGCCTGGTGGCTCGCGGGCTGGCATGACTGCGACATGGAGTTATCCCATGAACCGAAAAATCCGCCGATCGCTGCAACTGCACAGGCGGCGTGAGCAATCCCACATTCCCCCAAGCGGCCTGCAGGAGGTCGAGCATGGCACAAGCAATCGTTTCCCCGCTGCGCAAGCCGGTGCGCAAGCTGTACAACACCCGCAGCGGCGGCCAGTACCGGCCTGATGATGTGGCCATGGCCTTTGCCCTGAGCCTGCGTTTCCACGACAGCGCCGACCACCTGCGCAGGCTGGCCCGGCGCCTGGTGGACAAAGTGTGCCTTGAGCATCAGCCGAACATGAAGCGCCTAGCCCGCGAGCCGGACGACGCCAAGGCGTTCGATGCCGCGCTCAAGATCATCAACCGGGTGTGCGACCTGCTCGACATCGGACCGGGCGCCACCTTCGTGCGCAATGGAGGCGATGATGGCTCTGACGCAGCAGCAGCGTGATGAGAAGCGCAGGACCAAGGCCGAACGCTTGCAGGAAGAAGACCTGCGCTTGAAGGTTCGACCAGGGACTAAACAGGCCCTGCTGGAGCTGATGGAGTGGGCCGGGATCGAGGAACAGGGCGAGGCGAT